CCCATTTTTCCACCCTCACCCCCAAAAAATCCGCAATTCCCCCTCAACCCCCCTTGACAAAATCCCCAAAAATGCCCCAAAAACAAGAAAAAGCGCACAGATCCCCTCTTGACATCGCTTTTCAGTCGCAATTCGCGTGCAAAGCAGTCCGACCCCTTGACACCTCCCGCCCTCGACGCGTAAAATTATCTGATCGCGGGGCGAAGGCTTGTTAAGCCTCTCCGCCACGGCCTTGGCCTGTGTACGCCGCGGAAACGTGCACCTGGCGGGGCAACCGCGAAGACGTCGATCCCTCCGGTCTTAGGGGCCGGGCACAGTGGAAGCGTCGGTCATTCCCCGTAGCGCTCGAGTGTCGAGGCGGGGTTTGCTCTTTAGACCCTCCGCGTCCGCGACAGCGGGCCCAGGGGGCCTGACAACAACAGGGGGAGCGCCGTATCGGAAGAAAACGGCGGGAATGCTCGGTATCGGCCGTAGCGGCATTTCGCGGGGCGCAATTCCCCGGCTCACCCGACCCCCTCTGCACAGCCCGCTCTTGACGTCCCTCCTTCAGTCAGAGACAAGGCCGTCGCCTGCGCTTTCTCGCCCGTGACGGGCTCGAAAGCGCAGAGCAAAGGAGTGATTCCTTGCCAAACCCGACTGATCCGAGCCGACTAGCCACCACGACCCTGTCGTGCGGCTGCGTCACGTTGAACATCGAGGGCTTCGCCCCCGAGCAGTCCTTTCCACACTCTACCTGTGGGCAGAGTCCGCCAATCTGCGTCCGTCGCTTGCCGCCGGCCGCCCCCATCATCAACCTAGGTGATTTCCAGGCGGCCGCCGCCGCGCGCCAACAACAGTCCCACAACTCTCCGCGTCGCGCTGTCGAGCGCTTCGCCGCCTTCCTGCTCGAGATCGAAGCTGTCCGCCCCAATCCCGATTTTCCCCCGCTGACCGTTCTCGCCGCCGAATTTTGCGACAAGGAAAAGCTGCCGTGAAAGGTGAAGAAAGAACCCGCCGAGCTCGCGCGAAAGCAAGGGCCCGGCGCACCCCCAACCCCCACAAAGTCCCCCTGAAAACCTGGCGCCGGTGGTCCGGCCCGGCCCGCGCGTTGTTCAACGAAGTGTTTGCAAGCATGCTGCGAAGTCCGGACCTGTTTGCCCATCCCCGCGCGCCGCGCCTGCTCCCTGCGCACTGGCGGACGACAGCCTGGAATGCCGCATGGCACGCCGCGGCCGCGCTGGACGGTTACGTGTTCGCCGCAACTCCCAAAACCATCCGCAGCGCCATTGTGGAATACGAGTTCGACGCCAGGCTGCGCGCTCTCGTCACCCACCCTCCAGAAACCGAGCCGGGCTGTCGATGAGCCTGACACGTCCGCCGGACTTCATCATCGGCCCACTGTCCGACCCCTACCTGCTTCGCTGGTGGGTGATACCGCGTAACCGCTGGTTCAACATCTACCTGCACAAGATGCTGCGCGACGATGACGACCGCGCCCTACATGACCACCCCTGGGCAAACGTGTCTGTCATTTTGCAAGGCGGGTACGTCGAGCACCTGCCCAACCGAACGAAGCGGCGGCGACCCGGCTCAGTCGTGTTCCGTCGCGCTGCGACGCCGCATCGCCTGTCCCTGCTGAAGGCCAACCCCGCCGACCGTGACTACGCGATGCGCCCTTCATGGTCTTTGTTTATCACGGGCCCCGTCGTGCGAAGCTGGGGGTTTTGGTGTCCAAATGGCTGGACACACTGGCGAGACTTCGTCAGTGTCCGCGAAGGCGGCAACGAACGCGGAAAGGGCTGTGCATGAGCGACCTCCTACGCCTAGACCCTGCGACCGCGTGGTTCCTGCTAGAGAATAGCGACCTGACGCGCGTCGAAACGCGTCAGCAGATCAAACACGCGCTTCGACTTGTCGATCTTCACGAACCCGATCCAGGCTTCAATCGCTATTCGCGCAAGCAGCGCCTCGCGCTCACGCAACTGCGCCTTACGACTCCCGATTTCGACGCTTTCGCGCCGTTCAATCGTCTGTTCGGCACCGACTTCGGCAAGGGGTGGTTGCCGGAGAACACTCGCCAGCGGCTGCGAGAAGTGGTGTCCTCATTGCTCGCATGGCCCAACCCGCCGCAAGACTCCCTGGTTGTTGAGCGTGTCATCCACCCGAACCTGCTTTCCAATCCTGACGAGTTGTTCGAAAGCCTCGCGGCGCTCTACGACAAGAGCGACGCGCTCCCGCAGCAGGTCCCTTTCGAAGAAATGTTCACCGGCCTGTGTGCGGCCGGTCGCGCTAGACCCCTCACCGGCAGCTACCCAAGAGTTGGGCCCCCGGCACAGGGCTTCGACATCGCCACACTGCGCTTGGGAGAACGTCGCACGCCACGCGACCCTGTCACGACCTCCCCCGACCACCGATACGCGCTTCGCCGCACGATCGTACGTGTCGAAGCCTTCCAGATGACTGCCGCGCGCCGCGCATCCAACCGCGACTGGCCCAACTGGATGCATGAGGCGTGGAACAGGCCGCAGGACTCAGCGGGCTCTCTCCAGCCCACTGTGGGATGCGTGGAAGATCGCGTCACCGTCGTTCAAATTTGTGGCAAGTTGCCGGACCCCTACGCTCCCGGCGAACATGTGTGTGTGAACTTCGGGGACTGGATCATCCGCGGCCCCTGTGGCGACCTATCTGTCTGTCGCGAGCTCGACGTCGACCGCACGTACGAAAAGCTGTGATGCCGCGCCCCATCAACGCAGGCCGCGGACGGCGAAAGCCCTACACCGAAATCGGCATTCGCCGTGTCGCGTGCAGCCGCTGTGGCGAACCGGCAGCGCACTCGTGGCAAGCGTGTAGCAATGACCGCCTGCACACGCCGGTGTGCCCGAAGTGTGGCATTGCGCTCAATGCCGTCGTTCTCATGTTCATGTTTCCGCACCGGCCCGCGATGGTCCGGCGCCTGGTGCGCAAATATCGAAAGAGTGCAACGTGACGCTGCTCGATTTCCTTGACAAGCACTTCTTTGGGCTCGCAGTCCTGCTGTTGTTTCACTACGACGCGAAAGACCGCGGCGGCTGATCGAATGGGCGCACCACAAAAGAACTTCCGTCGTCGTGTCAACACGATGGAGGAAATGATGCGAAAGCATCATCAGACCGACCACTCTCTCTCAGAGCTCGCAGGTACGACATACCAGAACGTCAACCGCCACAAGCTCGGCCGCGCCATACCGAGCCTCGATCTCGCGTACGCATATGCGGTGCACTTAAAGACGACCGTCGAGGACCTGTTCTTCCCCGGTGGCGGGTTTTCGTGGGCCGGCGACAGTGATGCTCCGTCCGCCGCTCCCTGCACCGTAGGACGACACGTCGCCAACACAAGAAGCACAGCGACTGTGCAGCCCCGCGTCATCGTGACTCCGCTGTATCGACCACAGGTGCCTCCGCGCGATAACACGCCACCATCCATCACTGACCCCTGCTCCAAGTGCGGCGCCTCGCTCTCCACGGGGCACGACCGCGCAACCAGGCCGGCACCGCACCCCAATGACTGGCGGCGCAAACTCCAGGAAGACGAGATCGCGCTACTGCTGCGCATCTTCGAGACTCCCCAGAGCAATAAAAGCCGCGTCGCTGATAGCATCCGAGACCTCCAGATGACCAAGAAACGCGCATTCAGCATTCTCGGCGCGTGGGCGGACTGGGGCTGGTATGACCCGGGCTCGAGCATCATCTCGGGTTCGTTGACACAAAAAGGAATCGAGACAGCGCGTTCGATGAAGTCGCGCCCTGTTTGCAACAAGGTGGGGGCAGCATGACGCGCCACGGCCAAGTCACCCACATGACCATTCCCAAGCGCCGAAACGCAGAGGGGATGCCGCTGTGCCGAATCTGCGGGATCGTCGTGCAGTACCCCCGGCGCAGCTTTTGCAGCGACAAATGCTCGTGGATCTACTACCGCGTCACGCATTGGGGCACGATCGTTTCGACCGTAAGGAGGCGCTTTGGCCGGCAGCCCCGCTGCGCGGTCTGTGGCCCCGGACGTGTCAGGGAACACCTTCGCGAGCGACATGTGTCGTGGGAAGTCGACCACATCGTAGAACTCGCGGACGGAGGCGACTGGTGGGCAGCCTGGAACCTGCAACTGCTGTGCGCCCCGTGCCATGCTGAGAAGTCAGCGGCATCGCGTCGTGCGCGCCGGCAGGTGGCAGCATGAGAAGGCGCCGCACCGGCTGGCGCTTCAAGAAGACGTATCACAGCCGCGTGGTACCGATTTTGCTCCCAGACGGTCGCGAGTTGCGCATGCTCGACCCGCGCATGTACTCCGCAATGCGCGGCGCACAGACGCGAGCAGAACTCGCCCGCAACCTGAGAGTTGTGCGGTGAACAACGAACACCCCAATGCGCTCGCGCGTTCCTTGCGCCGCATCATCGACCAGCCGCCGATTGAGCAGCGTCCGTCAACTGCGCCTCCGAAGGTGGAGTGGAAAGAAGACCCGACCACCGGCGATCTTGCGCCGTTTGTCGGGGATCTTGCTGTCGGATGGGCGCCAATGCCCGGCAGTCAGGAAGCGTACCTGTCGTGCCCGGTGTTTGAAGTTTTGTATCACGGAACCAGGGGTCCGGGTAAGCGGATAGCAAACTCCACCCCTGTGCTGACTAACCGCGGCTGGGTCGCGGCCGGCGATGTCGTGATGGCGGATAAGTTGGTAGCGCTCGACGGGTCTTACACTAGAATTGTCGACATCTTCCCATGTGCAAACCGTGAATTGTTTCGGGTAGTGTTTCACGACGGCGCCGAAATACTCGCGGACGCGGAACACCGCTGGCTAGTGCTCAATGGGAAAACTGGATATCGCGAAGGCTGGAAGGTTAGAACTACCGAACAAATTCGAAAAGCATCCGTTCCGTACTCAGTACCATTCATGCAGGGCCCCCTTCCCGGAAAGAAATGGGACGGCGTCGATCCATACATGGTTGGCCTGCTCCTGGGAGACGGGACAATGCGGTCGAAGCAGGTAACGCTATACAGCGCTGACGACCAAATCCTCGAGTATGCCGCGTCCCTTGGGTGGCTGCGTTACAAGTACGAGGGGCAGTGTGGCAGGGCCACGTGCCCCTCGAGCAGTTGTGAACAGTGGCGACGACTGCTTCCGCGACACATGTCCGGCGACAAACGGGTTCCTCGCGCACTTATGGAAGCGGACCCTTCCACACGCCTACTGGTTCTTCAGGGGCTGATGGATTCGGACGGCTCCGCAGAGACGTGCGGAAAGCAGAGATTCGTGTCCAAGTCCGAAAAACTCGCCCGAGATGTCGCAGCACTGGTGTGGTCACTCGGCGGCGTTGCGACGGTCTACAAAGAGGATCGTTTTTCACCAAAAGGCGGCGTCCACTGGAGGTGGCGAGTAACGCTTCGCCACAATAATAAGTTCAACCCGTTTCGACTTAGCCGAAAAGCGAACCGCATGGTTGAGCAGAAAAAGTTCCTGACTCGCGGAATCAAATCTATCGAACCGGCCGGAGTAGGTGACGGGGTATGCTTTGCGGTAGCGCACAAGTCACACTGTTTTGTAATTGACAAGTTCGTAGTCACACACAACTCCACGGCGGGCCTCATAGACTTTGGCCAACACGTTGGAAAAGGATTCGGCACACACTGGCAAGGCATTGTGTTCCGCCGCACATACCCGGAACTAGAAGACATCATTGACCAGGCGAAGCGGTGGTTCCCACGCGTGTGGCCGAACTCGGGCTATCACGCGACGAAACATCAATGGGAGTGGGCGACCGGCGAGAAGTTGATGTTTCGTCATGCGGATCGCGAAAGCGATTATTGGTCATATCATGGTAGAAATATCGGATTTTTTCTGTGGGAAGAATTGACGACATGGCCGAATCTTAACCTCTACAAAGCTATGATGTCGATTTGCCGATCACCAATTGCGGCAATTCCGAAAAAATATCGCTCGACAACAAATCCTTACGGTATCGGGCACGGCGCCGTTCGTAACCACTTCAAACTCGGCAGTCTCGATCCAGCGACCAAGCGCGCAAAAGACGAAGCAGAAAAAGCGAAGACACGCGTCGATTCGCGCAAGCTACCGACTGTCGGACCAATCTATACCGACGACAACGGCCAGCAGAGAGTCGCGATCCGCGGGCACATCTACGAAAACAAGATTTTGCTGCATTCTGATCCCGGATATATCGCACGCCTGACCAACTCGGCGCCCAACCCGGCAGCACTGATGGCGTGGCTCGAGGGCGACTGGGACGTTGTTGCGGGCGGCATGTTTGATGACGTGTGGGTGCCGTCTGTGCATGTAGTGCCCGATATCCCGGGGCCACAGATTCCCAAGGGGTGGAACGTGTCGCGCGCCTACGATCACGGCCAGAGCAAGCCATTCAGCGTCGGGTGGTGGGCATGCAGTGACGGAACACCGGCGGTTGTCGAAGTGCCTGTCCTCACGCCCGAAGGTATAGAAATGCGCAAGCGCACTGTGGGCGAAGTCAGGGGAGACGTGGTGCGCCTGACGGAATGGTATGGGTGTCGTGAAGGCGAGCACAACGTTGGGCTCAACATGACAGCCGTGGAAATTGGCGCCGGTATTCGAGAGCGCGAAGACCGACACTTCACTCGGCACGGGATCAAGGTACATCAAGGGCCGGCAGATAATTCGGTCTTTGACGCAAACAGTTCGGGCACCGGCACGGTAGCACGGGACATGGCACGCCCGCCGGCTCGCGTTACGTGGTCCCGGTCTGATAAAGGACCGGGATCAAGGATTCAGGGCTGGCAGCAGATTCGGAAGATGCTCAAAGCAGCGCTCTCAAAGCCCGCCGAGATGGGCGACGGAGTACCCCCTATTCTTGTAGACGTTCGCGGAAACCCGCTCGCGTCACGCGACCCCGCCCTGTTCATTTGCCAAAACAACGAAGCCTGGATTCGCACAGTGCCCACCCTCCCGCGTGACAAGAAAGACACGGACGATGTAGACACGAACAGCGAAGACCACTGCCTCGCATATGGAACCGTGGTGAATACCCCGCAAGGTTCTCGGACGATAGGGTTTCTTGCCGAACACGTCCCGAACGGTACAATCTACTCTGCTGATGGAAAGGAACACACGTACCACAATGCGCGTCGGACGAGACGAGACGCACCCACTGTTCGCGTGTTCTTTGCCAACGGAAAAACACTTCGCTGCACTCCAGATCACCGCGTGATGCTGGAGGATGGAATCTGGTGTGAAGCACAATACTTGCACGGCCTTACGTGCTATTCGGTGAACACATGGCCCACGTCGTCACAGTCATCAGCCCCACAATCCAGGAGTATGGCGGGGAACGCTACTACCTTTGCGGGCGGTACTTCCAGAGAAAAGGTAAAGGACGACTGCACGTCAAAGTCTGGGTTGACCGGCACGGCACGAATGTTCCGGAGAATCACGAGATTCACCACAAAGACCATGACCGGAGCAATAATCAACCAGACAACTTGGAGTGCCTCCATGAGACGGAACATGGCAAGCATCACGGGTCCGAGTCGGGTGAACGCGGGAAACAGTACCTTCCCGCCGCACAGGTGGCAGCGGCCCGATGGCACGGAAGTCGTGTCGGTCGAAAATGGCACCGGGAACACTACGGCCGAATCAAGGACGTCCTGCATAAGCGCACCGAACGCACCTGCGGGCGTTGCGGCAAGTCCTTTCAGGGGCTCGAGTTTTCCAAGTGGTGCAGCAACACATGCAAGAGTTCGGCGCGACGCGCTTCAGGAGTGGATAGGGTCGAACGTACTTGCGCCCATTGCGGGAATGTTTTTTGGGTCGATCGGTACCGCCGAACGCCAACCTGTTCCCGGCAGTGTGGTCGCGGACTGGCGCGCAGTGCGGATAGAGGAAGCGGGACCTCTTGACGTCTATTGTCTGAGTGTTCCCAGCACGGGAAACTTCGCGGTCAATGGCGGGCTCATTGTAAAGAACTGTGGTGACGAAACACGTTATCATTTGAGGCGTCGCAAAGCAGAGATCCGAAACGAGGAATTTTGATGGCAGAAAAAGACAAAAACGACCCTTCCAACTGTTCTGCTGCGCACGCAATGATGGCTCCGCGTCTGAAAAAAATGCGGGCCGTTTTTGGCGGCACTGATGCTATGCGGGACTGCGGCGAGGAATACTTGCCCAAGAACGAGAACGAGAGTGACGCGCGCTATGACGAGAGGCTGACCGAGAGTTTTCTCTACAACGCGACCGCTCTCACGCTTCGATCATGGGTCGGTCGTGTGTTCAGTGAGCCGATTCGCCACAGCGAGTCCGCCTACTATCAGCAGGAACAGGCGCGCAAGCTGGCGATGGGGTACACGCCGGAATCGCTGCCGAAGGTCCCCAAGCTGGACCCCCGCATCGCGGCGTTGTTTCCCGATATCGACCTGATGGGCAATTCCCTCGATGTCGTGACGCGCGAATGGTTCAACACCGGCATGTCGTACGCCGTCGCTCCCATGCTGATCCTCAACAGCACGCCGACAGTGACGCCGAGCCCAGGGCGCAACCGAACCAAGGCGGACGACTTGGCCGAAAAGGTGAGACCGTACTGGCAAATGATCGCGCCCGAGAACGTGCTCGACGTGCGTACCACCACGCAAGGGGGCCGTGAAGTCGTCACGCACCTGCGGGTGGCCGGTATGCGAAAAGTCTACGACGGTTTTCGCGAAGACTCCCAGGAAACCATCACGGTGTATGGGCCCAACTACAGTCAGGTGTTTCTACTCACCAAGGTCAAGCGGCGGCAGAAACAGGAATGGATTCCTGAAGCGGTCGTGCCGCACGACTATCCGGAAGTCCCGTTCGTCGTGTTCTACGCGCAGAAAGAGGAAACGATGGTGGGCCAGTCTGCGGCGTTCGAACTTGCCGATATCAACATCCGGCACTGGCAAAGCTACTCGAGCCAGCAGTCGTGCCTTAAGGTTGCGCGCTTCCCGATGCTTGCGGGCGCGGGCGTACCGGACGAGCAGGTTGTCGTGATCGGTAACCGTCGCTTTCTTCGCAGTGAACTTCCGGAGGCGCGATTCTACTACGTCGAGCACGGCGGAGCAGCGCTGGAGAGTGGCGAAAAGGATCTCCAGCGCCTGGAAGACTGGATGTCGGCCTACGGTGCCGACTTCCTCAAGAAGAAGCTCAGCCACGTCACGGCAAAAGACACGGAACTCTCGAGCGCGGAAGCAACCAGCCCGATCTCGGACGTAGCGTGTCGCTTCAATGACGCGATGGCGCAGGCACTGTCACACACCGCAAGGTGGATGAACATTGCGGAGCCTGAAGCGGGGTCCGTGACAGTGACGACGAATCTCGATTCGGAAAGCGACGCGCCTCCGCCGGCCAAGCCTGCCGAAACGAAGCCGGCGCCGAAGAAAACCAAAAAGTGAACAGCCCGAGTCACGTGTTCGGGACTCGATAACCTATACCCACGATCGACGCGCAAAAGTGACTTTTGCCCAACCTTTCGCGTGATGCGAAAGTCCCAAGAGGGGATACGATGTTCGACTTTACCGCAAACGAAACCACCACCGATATCAACGGAGTACCCGCCGAGTTCCGCCCCATGTTCGTGGAAGACTCCGCGACTCCCGGCACCTTCAAGCTCGCGAAAGACAATCCGATAGTGGCCGGGGCCGTCAAAGCGTTGACGGGCTTGGCCACTGCGCTGGGCAGCGAGCGCAAGATCACGGCGGCGCAAAAGGAAGCCCTCAAGGGCGTCGATCTTTCCGAGCTCAAGGACTTCGGCGCGACCCCGGCCGAGATCAAGGCGGCCGTCGAAGCGAAGATCACGGAACTTACGGAAGCGGCGAGCAAAGGGCTGAAGATCAATCCCGAGACGCTGCGCGCGGAGTTCCAGGCGGCGCACGGCAAAGAAATCCAGGTGCGTGACCAAAAGCTGGCAGCCCTCACGGAACAGTTCAAGGTGCTGACCGTTGACCAGGCTGCAACGATGGTCCTGACGACGCCGGACAAGGACGGCCGCCCGATGACCGACGCGCCCAACCTTGTCTTGCCGTTCATCCGCCAGCAGGTGCAGGTGGTCGAGGAAGACGGGCAGATGGTCACGGTCGTGGTCAACGACCGCAAGGAAGTACGCCACAACCCGGCGACCGGCCAGCGCATGACGGTGAGCGACCTCGCGCTCGAGATGAAGGAACAGCCGACCTACGCGCCGCTGTTTCGCAGCGAGACGCGCCAGGGACCGCCCAACCCGGGCAAGACCAACCAGCCGGTCAACCCGAACCTGCCGCAGCAGCGCGCCGATATGAGCCCGACGCAACTGATTTCGGCAGGGCTGGCCAAGAATCAGGTCAAGTAGGCGTTGACAGCCGCGCGATCGGCGGCTAGAAAAGAACCCGCCTGGAGAGAGGGGATTTCGGTTCCTGCCCGAAAAGGCTAATCTCTCCGGGACCACTTGATTGGCGCTGCTCTGGATGGTCCCGGGTGCAGCGGCCCTGAGACTCCAAGTCTCCGCCAGTAGCTCAACGACCGCGCCGGCAAGTTTCGCGAGACCCCGGCCTGCCTGATAGAGCACGAAGCCATCATCGCCGGTTGTGGGTGTCGACACCTGCGCTGGGGGTTGGTCGGAGGTTGGCGGTAAGAGTCCGCCCGGCGGACGCAGATATGTTCCCCCGAAGCCTTCGTCTCGGGGGAACATAGTGCACAGGTGCAACATTGACGGCACGCCGATTGCAAGTGCATAACGTCGCCATCTTCGGGAACGCGTGATGCGGGCCTGATTCCACTTTCCAATCCAACCACGCCACGGGTGATCCACGGCGGGTGTTAAAACCCCCTGGAGGACCTGAGATGGCCACCGTTACTCTTGTCGAATCTTCGAAGCTGTGCCGCGAAGAACTCGTTGCCGGCATCATCGCCACCATCATCAACACCGACCAGATGTTCGAACTGCTCCCGTTCAACGGGATCGGGGGCAACGCGCTGGCCTACAGCCGTGAAAACGCTCGCGGCGATGTCCAGTACGTCGGCGTCGGGGACTCGATCACGGCGACTTCGGCCGCGACGTTCACCAAGGTGACGTCCAGCCTGACGACCCTGATCAGCCAGGCCGAAGTCAACCAGTTGATCCAGGAGACGCGATCGGACGACGGCAACGACCAGACGGCGGTGCAGCTTGCGAGCAAGGCCGCGTCGATGGGCGACCAGTACCGCGATTCGCTCATCAACGGCACCGGCGCCGGGGACGAGTTCACGGGTCTGATCTCGCTGTGCGCCTCGAGCCAGAAGGTGGCCACCGGCGCCAATGGCCGCACCTTCGACTTCGACGTCCTGGACGAGCTCTTTGACCTCGTCCTCGACAAGCGCGGCAAGGTCGACTACTGCCTGCTTCCGTTCCGCACGCGCCGCAAGTTCCTCGCCAAGCTGCGAGCACTCGGCGGGGCGAGCATCGGAGACACCGTGACGCTGCCTTCGGGCAACACGGTTCCGGCGTATCGCGGGGTGCCGCTGTTCGTCAACAGCTTCATCCCGGTCGATCAGGTCAAGGGTGCCTCGACGGGCTGCACGACGATTCTGGCCGGCACGTTCGATGATGGCTCGGAGAAGTACGGGATTTCCGGTCTGACGGCGCGCAACGCGGCCGGCATGCGTGTGTCGCGCGTCGGCACGCACCAGACCAAGGACGAGGAAATCTACCGCACGAAGTGGTACTGTGGACTGGCCCTCTACAACGAGAAGGGCCTCGCAATCGCGGACGGCATCCAGGACTAAGATGGCGGTCGGGCAGGTGCCGTCGCGCGGGGAAACCCGCGAGGCGGCACCTGATCGCAAAGGAGCCCCATGCCTGCATTCATCGTCCAGATCGTGCGCACCGGCGGCCAATCGTTCATCGAAGGCCGGGACTGTGTTCTGGTCAACGCCGCGAGCGAGGCCGACGCTCGCGCCGCGGCAAAGAACGTGATTCTGGGCTCGGGCTACTCGTCCGAAGCGTGGGACGCCGCGACCGTGACCGAGATTGCGGCCGCCGCCGACCTCGAGGGTTTCCGCCTCCGTGTCGCGATCCTGGAAGCCGATATCGACGTGATCGTGACGGGCGCTGCCGCCGCCACGATTGACGATCTCGGCACGGCCGCAGCCGCTGCGCTCAATGCGCTGCCCGAGATTGCCGGTGCCACCTACAACACCGGCACCAACGTGCTGACTGTCTGTGACGCGGCGGACGACCTGAGCGCCTTCGCTCTCACTGTCGAGTTGCTTCCGCCGATCAGTGCGCTCTACAGCACGCCAACTACTCCGATCGCGAGTTTTGTGACGGGCGTCACTGCCCCGCCCGGCACAAACGAAGTTCAGACGCTCACGATCGCGCTCATTGCCAACGGGCAGACCTACACCATCACGTTCTCGGGCCAGACGACGTCCGCGATTGCCAAGGCGGCGGACGCCGCGACGGCGCAAGCTGCCCTCATTGCACTGAGCAACCTTGCAACCGGCGACGTCGTTGTGACAGGAACGTCGGTCGTGACGGGCCTTACTCTGACTTTTGGGGGCGCCTACGCGGGAGTGGACGTTCCGGCCATCACGGCGGTTGCCAGCGATGCGGCTTCCGCCGTCATCACGACTTCACGTATTGGCGGAGCACTGCAAGCAACCCTGGTGGCCAGCACGCCGCCGCAAGCCTACAATGACCCGGGCCTCGGCCTCTAACCCACAGGAGAACGTACCAGCATGGCATCCGCATATCTCGTTCAGGTCCCCGCCGAAGGCGGACAGAACCTCATCAACGGCGCCAACGCGATGGTCGTCTACGCCGAGAGCTCGGCGGACGCCAAGGCGTTCGCCAAGTCGAAATTCTCGGGGGATTCCGCCGCCATGTGGGCTGCCGCCACCGTGACGGCGCTCGCGGCCGGCGCGGATCTCGAGGGCTGGCGCCTGCGTATCGCGCTGCTAGACGCTGCGACGCCGGTCGACGTCACGGTGACGGGCGCCGCGTCTGCCACGGTCGATTCGCTCGGCGCGCTGGCCGTCACGGCGCTCAACGCGCTCGCGACCATCGCGGGCGCGGCCTACAACTCGAGCACCAATGTTCTGACGGTCGCGGAGACCACGGACAATCTGGGTGCTGCAACGCTGACGGCGCAGCTTCTGCCGCCGGCCACCTACGGCGATCCCACGGTGGCCATTCCTTCGTTCATCACGACGGTGGTCAACGCGGGCGCGTCCAACGCTGCGGTCAAGTGCACGCTCGTCCAGTCGGCCGTCCCGGCGTTCTACGCGTCGGTCGCGGTGGTCGCGTAGGCCATGCGCAAGAAGCTGGTACTCACGGGCCCTCTCAAGGGCCAGACCGTCGAACTTCGCAAGTACAGGTTCGTGGACGGCGTGTGCGACATTTCCGCCATGCCGGACCAGGACGTTGCGGGGCTCGCAAGCTACATGTCCGCCTGCTACCAGGCCGAACTCATCACGGAGGGCGACAATGCCCCGACTGGACCCGTCAAAGACGTACCTGATGTCGGAAGGCGGGAAGATCCCCCCGCGCCGCCCGCCCCTGCTGGCGTCGCAGATGCTGGACCCGCAGTGGTCGAGTCTCCCAAGCGGGTCGACGCAGGAAACGGACCCCGGCCCACCGGCCGGAACTGAAGTCAGCCGCCTTGGCCAGTTTCACCGAGTGCGGAGGTAGGATGTGGCGATCGTTGTCGAGGACGGGACAGGAAAGGTCGATGCTGTCTCGTACGTAGCGATTGCGACTGTCGGGACGTATCAGGCCGCACGCGGCCGAACAGCGTGGGCCGCGCTCGCGAGCGACACGCTGCGGGAGCAGGCGTGCGTCCGTGCGACCGACTATGTTGAGCTCCGCTTCGCGGCCCGGTATCGAGGCAGCAGGCGCGCCGCCGGCCAGGCGCTCGGGTTCCCGCGCATCAACGCGATCGACAACAGCGGCCACTCTCTGAACGGCGTGCCGATACACCTGGTCAAGGCATGCTGCGAGTATGCGCTGATTTCGGCCCTGCTGGGCGAGCTCGCGGCGCGGCCGCCGGCTCCGAACGGATCTCAGAATGTCGCGACCGGAGTCGTGACGGCGTCGGCCGGCGCTTCGGGAATTATCGAGAGTTTGACGCAGATCGTGGGTCCGATCACCAACAGCGTCACCTATGCGAGCCGTGGCAGCGAGTCCCTTCGCACCGAATCGGGGGGCCTTGTCAGCAGCTTCAACCTGCCTCAGTATCCTCTTGCGGACTCGTGGCTTGCGGAACTGCTTCGCAATAGCTCGAGCATCGAAACGGTACTGGCATGAACGCGATCGACTACGGCGCAATGGCTGCCATGACGGAAAGTACGATTGCGGCCAACGGTCGTGCAATTACGCTGGTGAAGTCGGGATCGACCCCCGTGAGTTCGGGCGAGCCGTGGAAGGGCGTTTCAAATCCTATCACGGTCGCCTCGCCCGGCGGCGCGATATCCGGCATTTTCGGTTTGTTTCTTGACTACACCGAAAAAGAGATTGACGGAACCACGATCAAGCGAGGTGACCAGAAATGCCTGGTGGCTGCGCTGGGGATTGCAGACGTCACGCAGTACGGCGGCGTCAAAGACAGCGGCAGTACGTGGAGCATCGTCAAGGCCAGCCTGCTACAGCCCGGCCCGACTCGGCTGCTTTTCGAGTTTCAGTTGAGACAGTGACATGCCGCTGACACACCTACAGGCACAAGACGACATCTGCGGCGCGCTCGCAGCAACGTGGGCAGGTAACGGCGCGACATCGCCCTACCCGCTGCTGTTCGAAAACACCGGCGAGCAGCGACCAAGCCCAACCGCCGACGTGGTTCTCCCCTGGGCTTGGGCACAGGTCCGACGCGTGACGAGTCCGCAAAGTTCCCTGACGTCGGACGACGCAGGGCGCAAGCGATACACCACCCGCGGCTTTGTGGGTGTGCAAATTTTCACGCCGCGGGGAGATGGAAGTACGGGGGCCCTGACGGTTGGTACAGTTGTCGAAGGCGCATTCAAGGGTAAGCGAACAGCAAACGGTGTCGTTTTCAGTCACGTTCGGCTAAAGGAAATCGGGCCAAGCGGCCCGTGGATGCAGTCCGACGTGGAAGCAGATTTCGAGTACGACTCGATTCAGTAAAGGGGGCCTATCATGGCAATTCTCAGCAAGATCGACAGCAACTTTGCAGGCGGCGTCCGCATCGCGGAGGAAGCCTCTCTCGGAGTTCTGCCGGGGTCCCCGGTGTGGAGGGGCGTCGAGCCCAACAGCTTCTCGGACTTCGGCGGCAAGCTCACGCTTCTCGAGCGTCGACCGATCAATCCCTCGCGTCAGCGCAAGAAAGGGTCGATCACGGATCTGGATGCTTCGGGCGGTCTCAATGTCGACCTGACACAGAACGCGCTTCAGGAGATCCTTCAGGGCGTGTTCTTCGCGGACCTTCGCCGCAAGGCCGAGTTCGGTGACGGTTCCGGAGTCATCACGGGTGTTGTCGCGTCGTCGCACACCTACACGGCGGCCTCCGGTCTCAGCGTGTTCCGGGTCGGTGATCTGGTCAACGCCAGCGGCTTCGCCGTCACGGCCAACAATGGTCTCAAGCGCGTGACCTCGGCGTCTTCGACGGCCCCGGTCGTTGCGGAAACCATCGCGGACGAAACGCCGGCCGCGGCCGCCAAGCTCGTCCAAGTGGGTTTTCAGTTCGCGTCGGGCGACGCCACCTTCACGAACTCCGGCGCATTCCCGGTACTCGGCGCAGCGGCCAAGGATCTCACGCAACTCGGGATCATCCCGGGCGAGTGGATCTACATTGGCGGGGACCTGTCGGCCAATCAGTTCGCGACGGCGGTCAACAACGGATTCGCGCGAGTCCGCAGCGTCACGGTGACTGCAATCACGCTCGACAAGACGCAGTTCACGACCGTGACGGATTCGGGCAGCGGCAAGACCATCCGCATTTTCATCGGCCGCGTCCTCAAGAACGAAACCGGGACCGACATCGTGCGCCGCACCTACCAGGTCGAACGCCTGCTCGGCGCTCCCGATACGGCCAACCAGGTCAGCCCCGATGACTACCAGTCGGAATACCTGGTGGGCGCGCTCGCCAACGAGTTCAAACTCAACATCGGACAGGCCACCAAGGCGACGTGCGACTTCGGGTTCATTGGAACGGACTTCGAGCAGCGCACGGCCGCCGAAGGCCCCAAGTCCGGGTCGCGCCCCGACATCGAAGAAGAAGACGCATTCAACACGTCGAGCGACTTCGCGAGAATCAAGATGGCGCTCGTCTCGCCCACCAGTGGGGCACCCGAAGCACTGTTCGCCTACGTGACGGACCTTGCGTTCTCGGTCAACAACAACGGCTCGCCGGCCAAGGCGGTTGGGGTTCTCGGGGCCTTCGAGATCATCGCGGGCATGTTCGAAGTGGGCGGCACTTTGACGGCCTACTTCTCCACGATCGAAGCCGTCAAGGCGGTGCGCGACAATTCGGACGTCACGATCGACGCGATTCTGGTCAAGGAAAACTCGGGCATCGCGCTGGACCTCCCGCTGATCGCGCTGGGCAACGGCCGGCTCGACATCGTGCAGGATCAGGCAATCAAGCTGCCGGTCGAAATGCAGGCCGCCAGCGGCGCGAAGGTTGCGGGTACGCTGGATCACACGGCCTGTTTTTGTTTCTTTGACTATTTGCCAGACTCAGCGGAGTGATGTAAGTAAGGGGGGTGAGACGCGGAAAGAAACCACGCCCCCCTTACCGAACGGTTAGAGGAGAAGATTGACAGGTCCGGTGGCCCGGGGGCGTGCCACTTGTGGACGGCCAGTTGTCAGAACAAGGGCTACGGGCAAATTCGCAGAGCCCTACCTGACGGCACCGTAACCAGGAGCCTTGCCCATCGTGCGTCGTACGAGACACGCGTAGGCCCTATTCCAAGCGGAATGGACGTTCTGCACAATTGCGACACTCCGCGGTGCTGCAACGAACTTCACTTATTTCTCGGCACGCACGCGGACAATATGCACGACATGGCTACCAAGGGTCGCCATTTTTCCGTCACGAAGCCGGGGAGGGTTGCGCGCGGGGACCGACACGGAACCCACACAAAGCCGGAGCGCCGGGCCACTGGCGACCGAAGCGTGATGCGTAAACACCCAGAAATGATTCTCCGTGGCGTGCACAACGGCAATTCTAAATTCTCAGAAGACGTCGTTGACGCTGTCCGATCAGACCTCGCAATTCCCTTGAAACAGCGAGACATCGCGGCCAAACACGGGATCAGCCAATCCCAAGTCAGCAATATCAATCGCGGCTTGCAACGTTCTCAAACTTCGTAAGCGCACAGGTTTTCGGGAAGGCGGAACACCAAGTGGCCGGCAGGGGTACAACATCCCTGCCGGCCACTTGCCGTCAAGGAGCCCTCCCCGATGCCCCTGTATTCCGACAACCAAACCTGTCCCGACGCCGAGAAAAACGGCATCCTGGTCGAATTTTCTGACTTCTGGTTTCGCTGCGCCCGGGCCGGCGGCGCCAACAAAGAGTACGCCAAGGTCCTTGAGCGCAAGTCGCGCCGGCTGCGCGGCGAGGCCGACTCTGGCAAGCTCTCCGAAGACAAGGCGCGCGGTGTTCTCAAGGAAGTCTACGCCGAGACCATCGTCAAGGAATGGGGCGGGCCGGGCCTGCTCGGTCCCGACGACAAGCCGCTGGAGTGTACGTCGGAAAACGTGCTCAAGGTCCTCCAGGACTTGGACATGGTTTACGATCGCGTCTACTCCGAAGTGACGCTGGCCAAGAACTACCTCAAGTCCATGATCGAGGAAGATTCGGGAAACTCGTAGCGGTCCTGCTCTGGGGTCTGGAGCATCCGCAAGAACAAGAGATCCGAAAGCAGGCGGAGCGGGACCGATTACCGCTTCCGCCTTCCTTCGAACACAAGCCCGTTCTGTGGCCCGGTCTGGGGCTCTACTGGGAAGCGTTCGAAGAACTGTGCAGCGAGCGCGACGGCATGGGAGGTTCTATCCCGTGGTCGTCCATCCACACGTACTGCACAGAATACGCAATTTCCGGAGAGCAGCGCGAGGCGCTGTTCTATCATGTCCGTGCGCTCGAGGCTGCGCTTGCGCGGCATCACGACAAGGGGGACGGAAGTGGACCTCCACGACCTCGCGGACAGGATGGGAAGGCGGGCCGACGCGGTCCCGCTTCGTCACGCGAGGATTCTGAGGGCGGTCTCGGACGAAGTCCTGGAGACGGTGGTCCGCAACACCCCGGTTGACGAAGGCGTAGCGCGATCGAACTGGCTCGTCAGCGTGGACGCAGAAGTGGACGCGGTGATTGAGCCTTACGACCGCCTGGAGAAAGGCACCGACCTTTCGAAATTCTTCGAGACATCCAATGCCGATGGCGCAATCGCCGCCGGTCGCGAAGTGCTCTCTCTCGTCACGCAGCCCGCCACGGTCTTTGTGCAGAACAGCGTCGCGTACATCGGCTTGCTCAACTACGGGGGCTACAGCCTCCAGTCGAGCCGCTTCGTGAGGACAGCGCTGGTCGCGGGTCGCGCCGTGCTGACCTACGCCGACATGGACCTTTTCAATGTCTGAAGAACGCATTGTCGTAGCGATTGAGGGTAAGGGCCACGTCGAAGAAACGACGGCCCTCAATGCGATCAAGGCTGCGGCCGAAGGCGCACACCAAGCAATCTCGACTCTCAACGCCGCACTCAAGGGCGGCGGGGCGATCAAGGAAGTGTCTGCGGCCGCATCCGGAGCCGCGACGGCCGTGACTGCGGTCACGAAGGCCACCAAGGAAGACCTTGTGTGGGTGCGGGGCTGGGGCGCAGAGTGGAAGGCGCAGACCAAGGCGGTTGTTGCTTCCAATGCGGGTGCGGCCAAAGAAGTCGCCAGCGAGTGGGATATCGCTCAGAAAGAAATCCTTCGCGGCGTTGCCGAGCGCATGCGCGCCGAGAACACCGTCCGCAAGCAAATGAAGGCACTCACGGCATCCGAGCTCGAAGCCGAAATCGCGCTCGAGACGGAGAAGGCCACCAAGATACTCCAACTCGTCAAGGACGAAATCACTGCGCACAAAGAGGCAGGGAGGGAAATTCTCGCCGCCGACAAGGCGCGTATTTCTGTTCAGGACGAAATCAATCAGGCGTACGCGGATCGAGAGGCCGTCCGCCAGGCTCAAATCAACTCGGCGTTCAATTCGCGAAGCGCACAGAGTGTCAGCGGCTCCACAGGGGCGGTGTTCTCCGCCGCGTCTTCGGCTTCGCGCACACTCGACGCCGAGAATGCCGGGGAGTTCGCCGTAGCGGAACAGGCCCGCCGAGCCGAAATTCTCGCAACACAAAAGACGTTCGCAAATATGTTCCGCGAGCGCGACGCTCTTGGGCGAAAGCAGGCAGCGCAAGACCTTGCCTGGATTCGTGGGTGGGGCGCCGAGTGGAGGTTGCAGATTCGTGAGGTGGAACGGGCTCGGATCACTGCGGCCCGTGAAGCCTCCACACAGGAGCGCGCGTCCAATCGAGCCGCCGTTAAAGCGGCCCAACCCACCAAGATCCCGTCGACCGCCACTAGCGCGGTGTTTGGGCTGGGCGCTACTCTGGGAACCGCATTCTTGGGCGTCAGTGCGCTCAAGGAACTGACCGAGATCACGGATGCCTATCAGTCACTCAGCAACCGTGTGCGACTGGTTACGCAAACGGATCGCGAGCGTATCGCGGTTGAAACCGAACTGTTCAACATTTCCAACCGAGCGCGTGTCTCGCTCGACGCTACCAGCCAGATTTACCAGCGCATCGCGACTTCCGCCGGCGGCCTCAACCTGACGCAGTCCAACGTACTGCGCATCACCGAAACCATCAGTACGGCCGCGATCGTTGGCGGTTCTGTGGGCGTGGAAGCAGAAAAAGGCATCCTGCAACTCACCCAAGGATTCTCGCGCGGAGTTTTGCGCGGCGATGAACTTCGCTCCGTCCTCGAGCAATTGCCCGGCGTGGCAGACGTTCTGGCCGAGCACTTCAAGGTCAACCGCGGGGAGCTCTACCGGCTGGGTGAACAGGGCAAGCTGACTTCAGTAGAACTCATCAAAGCGTTCCAGGAAGCCGAACGCGAAATCAACGACAAGTTCGGCAAGACGATTCCGACGATCGGGCAGGCATTCACAGTTTTTCGCAACAAGTTTGTCGAGTTTATTGGTGGTGTGCAGTCGAGCACCGGAATCTTCGGGGGAATTGCAAAGGGCATCATTGAGCTAGCGGATAGTCTGGAGGAAGTGGGAAAAGTCCTCGTCACCGCAGCCATCTATAAGGGCATCCAACTCATTCAGTCCGCCATCATTGCGCTGTACGCGACCTCGGGTCTTGGACTTGCCAAGGTGATTTTTGCGGGACTGCTTGCAGCTAACCTTGACGTCAAGACCGTCTCCGACGCTGTTGGCGGGCTGCGCACCGCGATCGACACGCTCTACACTTCGGCCACGAAAGCAAAAGATGTTGTGGTCAACGTGTTCACTTTTCTCGCAGGAGCAGCGCTCGTCACTGGAATCAATGCGCTGGCAATCGCGCTGGACACCGGAGGGCTTGTCGGAGCACTTGTAAAGGTCAAGAGCGTCCTCGAAGGTATTCAGGGCTTGGCGATCATTCAGATTTTGTTGGCAGGCGCGACTAACCCAATTGTGCTTGGCCTCGCCGCAATCACGGGCGCGGCGGCCGTCGCGTACCAGAACAGGGAAGCGCTGATCCAGGCAGGCGTCACCAAGCTCGGCGGCGGCGCCTACTATGGCCATGCGGGCGCGAATCGCGCCAAGGCATTGTTGCCTACGTCGTATACGGGTGTCGGGTCAGATTCGACCGATCAGCTTACCGAAAAGGGCGCACTCGACTCCATCATCTATGGACGCGCTGCGAGCGGCGGAGCGAAGGGAGGGAATCGTCGTACGTTCTCCGATATTTTGAGTGAAACGAAAGACGCTCTGGTGGTTCTTCAGAACTATGGTCGAGAGCGCGCCGTGTTGGGAGGTATTCTCAAAGCAGAACACTCGCTCAAGAGGCAGTTGAATGAGGACGAGGAAAAGTCGCTTCGACTGGTGCTTGAGCAGATCGCAGCGCAGAAGGTTAAGAACACCGCCCTTGATCTCGACAAGGCAGGCCGTCGTTTTCAGCAGACTGTCGCACTGCGCGGTAGCGCGCTCGCGGCGCAGCAGGCGGTCTTCTCTGCAAGGGATTCCGCCGGAATTGAAGATGGGGACCCACTCGGGGAAGCACTCTCTCGCAAAGCGAAGGGCATCTCACTTCGGCAGTCTTACGAAACTCTGTTTCAATCGACCACGGATAGCCTCAACTCTAAGTCCCCCGGCAATGCGGCGACTCGCGCCGAAAATATTGATGCCATCAACAAGGCGCTCGAGCAAAACGCCATCTCGGCCGACCAAGCTCGAAAGGCCCTCAATGAACTGGAGAAGCAGGCTCTTGCGACCGACCTGAGTTTCCGTTCCGGACTGTCGCAAGGCTTCCTCGATATCGACAACAAGTTGCTCGATGTCGCTAGCAGCGCTCGCAACATCGTGGTCGACAGCTTCGGCAAAGCGACCGATGCAATCCTTGAGTTCACCAAGACGGGCAAGCTAAATGTCACCAGCTTCGTCACGGACATCCTCTCCCAGCTTGCCCGACTGGCGATCGAACAGAACATCACGGGCCCGCTGTTCAAGGCACTCTCGGGCGCCCTCCCGAGCCTCTTTGGAACTTCCAGCACCCCCGGCACAACCCTGAGCCCCGTGCCCGACGCGACGATCAACAACCCCGGAATCAGCACCAGCGGCCTGAATCTCAACAACCAGGTTGCCCAGCGGCAGGCGCCCCAGCAGCAGGCGACGATTCAGGTCAATCACTACAACTACGCCCCCGGTACCAAGACTGAAACCAAGCAGAGCAAGGGACCTCAAGGTCAGGATGTTATCGAGTTCATCACTTCGGCCGTGACAGCCAAACAGTCGGAAGATGCGAACTACGGGGGAGGCAACGCGCCGCAGCTTCGCCAATACGGGTTGCGACGGACAGGAGTTCATCGCTGATGCTCGCGCTTCCCTCTGAAATCTCGCACCCAAACCCAGAGGACTACGAGTTCATTCCGGTGGATGTCCTGTCACAGACTCCGGTCGGAGAGGGGTACTCTCGAGCCCGACGAAGGTCGTTCAACGCGCCCACGGGGTTTACCTGCTCGTGGATACTTCCCAATGACGAAGCGAGACTACTTCGGGACTTTCACCGCTACGGGCTGCGACGCGGCGCGGACACCTGCCTCATGCCGGTATGGGTAGATGGTTTCTTCCACGCGCAGCAGACACGGTTTGTCGAGCCGCCCAAAGAGTCGTACGTCGACGTCTTTCACAAGCGCATGTCGGCAAAGCTGATGATTGTGGAGGATCTCGGAACCTCTCTGTGGATTGAGCTAGATGTCGCGGACATCAACACCGCGCGTGACGTGGCGACCCTGGCTTCCCAGTTTCGCGTCAGCCGCATGGACATCTTCAACCGCGTCGCGCCGGACCACGGCACCACCAACCTCTTGCGCGCAGGAATCGGCGGAACGGAGGAAGCGCTTCTCGAGGACATCTCCATTGCAACTTCGGGTCACACCGCGATCAACACGTCGCACGCGAACGCAGGAAGCGATTTTGGGAATCTGATTTCGAGCAGTCTGCCACGGACCCTGAATGTGAAGTGGACTTCGACAGGCACTACCCCAACCGTTTGCGATGTGCTTGTCGTGATCCCCTATACGGAATCCTAATGCCCACTATCAACATGAGCGAGGCGCTTGAGGAAGCGTACGCGACTGCGGACACCAAAGCGATCCCGTACGGCACTCTCGAGTTTGTGCATCCGCTCTGGGACACGCCCGCACGAATCCTTGATGGGTGGGACCAGATCGAAGCGAGGCTCGAGACCCCTTCGGATAGCGGGCATGCGGGCGAGCTCGTTACATTTTACCCGGTGCCGATCGACTGGGTCATGCCCGTGACAACTCCGGACGAAGTCCCTTCGTTCCAGTTCAAGTTCTACGACCCTTCCCGAATGGTCATGCAAAAGATTTTCGACGCACAGGATGACCCCCAGCCCATTCAGATGTACGTGCGTATTTTTCTCTCCAATCATCTCGACATTGGGCCGGAGACTGTGCCGGTTCCTCGTTACCATGTCGCTTCCGTGAAGATCAACGCTCGCAGTTCCCTCATTACCGGGCGCTGCATCTTCCAAGACTACATGGGCCGCAGTGCGCCTTTCCGTACATACACACTCGCAGAATTTCCGGGGCTTCGACGCCGATGACTTGCTGGGCAACCGAATATATTGGGCAACCTGCTGACAAGTCCCTGGCGAATAACTGCCTCGGGTATGTCAGTCGAATGTTGCGCGAGAAGCATGGGAGAGAATTTCCGAATTTTCTCGGAGCAATGCGCAAGGCCATGCGAGGCGAGCCCCTCCCCATTGTTCAAGTGGACCGCCTTCGCGATGCAACGATGGTTGTGTGCGGGGATATCGTCAATCCCGCGCACCATGTTGGGCTTTACTGCCGAGAGGCCGACCGCGTGATCCACGCTGACACCGATTTTGGAAAGGTACGCGCCCAGTCCCTGTGGCGTCTTAAACTCGAGTGGCGTTCCGTTCTCTACTACGACGTGATGCGAACATGATTCAGGTAGCTACCCGGACTAATCCGTTCGCCCCCTTTTACCGAGAGGTGAAACAGTATCACCGTCCGATGACTATTGGGGAAGCGCTGCTTCTCCACCCGATGCCGGAGTACCTGGCGTTTATCTGCGAGATCAGCACGGAGGACGACAGCTACTACGTTTTGCGTAGCGACAACTGGGACCTATTCCCCATTCCGGAAAATGCCACGTGTTCTTTTATCAGCTACGCGAGCGGGACAAGCGGAGGGGGCAAAAAGAATCCGGTTGCCTTGATTCTCATGCTCGTAGTTGTCGCGGCGCTCTCCTACTTCTCCGGTGGCACTACGCTCGCGCTCACTCCGGCACTTGGCGCAAGTTTAGCAGGTGCGGTGGTTGCGGTGGGCAGCGGGCTGATCCTTGCGGGTGCGGCCTACCTCATCAACATGGCGCTGCCGCCGACCTTTCCCAAAGGTCCCGAAGCACCGGACCCTGCTTACTCCATCATTGGACGTTCCAACCAGGCCCGTCTCGGCGCTCCGCAGGAAGTAGGGTTCGGTTATACGAAGTGGTTCCCATCGCTATGTGCTGCCCCATATCGCGAGTTCTCTGACAGCTTTGCCGAAAGCGCGTTCGACTCCCAGGCAGTCGGGGACCAGACTCTTTTTGAAGTCTACATGGCCGGCGAGGGCTACTACGACTTTGATGCGTATGACTTGCTCAACCAAGACGTCGACACGTTCGGTGAAATAGTCGTCCAGAAGTTTGAACCCGGCGAACAGGTCAATTCGTTTCCCTCCAGTGTCGTGGATGTCCCGGCCGTTGCCGACATCTTCCTGAAGTTTGCGCTAGGGGACTCGCTTACCGGCGGCACTGCCACTGTTGGCACCCTCTATGATGGCAGCGATCTGGTCAACGAACAGCAAATCATTACCGTGGAGAACTACGCTTCGGGTACCTTCAAAGTCGAAATGGAAGGGGTCCCGACCGCGAGTATTGAGAGGGACGAGTCTGTCGAATCTTTCAAGACGAAACTCGAAGCGATCCCGTCGATTGGGTCTGGCAACACACGAGTTACGCTCTACGCAGTCTCCGACACTTCGCGTACATGGGGGGTCGAGTTTATCAATGACCTCGCTCGCGTCCCGCTAGCCCAGATGACGATAGACGCGACTGACCTGGTCGATACTGAGCGGATCTACCCGAACTGGGGGAACATCCCGTTCGCGGGCTATGACCTTATCACGGAGTCCGGAGTAGTCGGAGACCGGGCGTACCTCAAAGTAGACGGCGCGGATTTCGGAATTGAGGACGCCCTGGTGGGCATGCTTGTCGTATTCGCTCCGGCAAACACAGTCGTGGACGGAGTAGATACGTTCAATGATTTCTTGGCGTGCGCCACGATCGCGGCCAGCACGACGGACACCATTTACTGGGATATTCCGCTTGCGCCCTCTACTCTCCTGAACCGGCAGAATAACGAGCCAATCATCGCGCGAATTGCAGCAGACGCAGAGGAAACCAACGGGGACATTGCAGAAGGTAGGAGACCCCCGACGATCGAGCTCGAAAGTTGTTTCTTCCAGGTTCTCGAACTCAAAAACTGGATGGGTCCCTACAAGGTCAATCCGGACGAGTCGTCGGATCTTGTTAACCAGATTGCCTTCGACATTGTGATGCCGGAAGGACGGTATCTCAAAAACGACAACGGCCACCCCCTCGATATCGGACTCGGCTGGCGTGCGGAGATTCGTGAGTTGGACGATAACGGGGAGCCCATCGACGGTACGTGGAAGCCTGCAACTACTGACCCCAAGTATCTCTATATTCGTGAGGATTCCTACTTTGGAGGTGGCCCCGTCGTCTCCAACATCACGGTCAGTGGGTATTCTGTTTCTCCGACCCGCTTCACTGTCAAGGTGCCTGTGCCAGACGGGCGATACGAGGCCCGCGTGGCCAACTGCTTCCGACTGAACATGTTGTTTAGCGGCAGCACTACGGACACCAAGGAATGGGAGATCCCGGGCGGATATCAGCCCAACGGTAGCGACGCTATCGGAAATGGAAACAGCTTCAACGACCTTGAGAAAGGTCGCGGCGTCTACGGTAAGTCCTACTGGTCCGGTCTTCGAGGGTACGGCACTCGTCAGTCTCTTAGCTGGGAAGACCGCACTATCGTCACGTTGCGTGTCACTGCTACGGACAACGTCAACGGCAGTACTCTGCAAGCGTTCGGCATTCGGGGATGCCGCAAGTTGCAGGATTATGTCGGTGCGGTGGACTCGGGAATGCTGCCGAGCAACCCCCTGACAACTACTATTTTCTCCGGCGTGCGGGTTGCGGGTCCGACCGTCAACGTGAATGTGCCACTGTCCCGCAAAGAAAGCGTCGTGGCAGTGACTGGCATTGGCGCAGAATTTAGAAAGGGGGACTACGTTCGGCTTTCTGGTTTCTCTGGAGACAGCGCGAAAAACAACGGGGAGTTCCTGGTCCTCAAGTCCGCTGACAACAGCCTGACTATTCGGGGAGACCTCGCAACAGTACCGGCAGACCCCGCGCAGGTAGCAGGCAGTCGAAAGATTCGCGGAACCGCCCCCACGGTGCTTGACAGCGTCGCAGTCACAGATACGCACGAAATCACGAAGACCGGCATTGGGCTCCTGGACGACTTCGCTCCGGGAAGCAAGGTTACTCTTTCGGGCTTTGTTGCCTCTGCGAACAACAAGAAGTTCAACGTAGAGTCCGTTACGGCGAACACCGTGACAGTCACGGAAACTCTTGTTGTAGAGACAGCCGCCCCCGGTAAGAAAGCGCATAGCGTACCGCCCAACGGGCTGATTGGGGCCCTGCTGGATAATCTTCCTGCGGTGCTGGCCGATGCCGAATCGGTCGGCGGGATAGACGCCGACGCGATCAATACTGCGGTGATCGACGGTATCGAGATAGTTGTTAGCTCGGACCTCCCCCCGATCACTACCATTGCCAAGACCGGAATTGCAGCGCTTGTTGAAGCGATCCTTGGTGAGGGAAACGTACTCGGCGCTCGCATCACACTCGGGGGCTTTTCTCAGCAGCGCAACCAAGGCGGCGCCGTCATCACGGCCGTTGCTGACGATGCCTTGACCGTGGCGCTACCTGTCGCGTCGGAGCACGATCCCGTGCCGGTTCGTAGTTATTTTGTCACGGAAGCTGCTGGAGCAGGCAAGCGTCTGTTGCTTGGCGCTCGCGAGATTATCCGAACGGGCGACACGTCATTCTACTTCTACGCCGACCAGGGTGCGACGTCGGCAGCAACCGGGGGTGGAACGGCCGTCTCCTATTCCTTCCCGAACGTGTGGACAGGGCTGGTCCGCTCCCGTCGAATCTCATCGGCGGCGTACAGCCTAGCGACCGACCGGAACTACGGTGGGGGCAGCGATGGGTCTCGCGTGGACCTCCAAGGGCTACGCGCCCGAGAGACGACGTGGGACAGCCGCGATCGTTACAAGTCAGACGGTATCACATGGAAAGAAAAGCCTATCCGGGATTGCTACGACGCCCGCCTTAGTGAGCGCAAGCTGATCCAAGACCACTTCACAGAAATGGCACGGTGCGGGCGCGCCCGCCCGATGTATCCTTCGGGTCGATTCACCTTCATTCGCGACGAACCGCGTCCCGTGGCCGACGATATGTTTGTTGGTGGGTGTGGAATGAACATCGGTACGGATAGCCTCGAGTTTGTCTCCACGTTCCCTACCGAAGACACCCCGGATCATGTTCTTGTCCAGTTCTTCAACGAGGAATTTTGGGACTTTGACGAAGTAGTTTGTACGACCGTCCCCTATAGTCTTTCGCAGCTTATTTCGGTCTTCCACGTTAGCGGCGGAACAATGATCCTGAATTTTCTGGATCAGGACACTGCGCCCATTGCCGCCGTCTCGACGGCGAGCGAAATACAGGCGGCGCTCGAAACACTTGAGGGCGTTGAGGCAGACACGCTCGTATGCACCGCGGGAACCCTTACCGTGGGCCCGGTGTTCACGACCTACACCGTTCTCGTCACATACGCAGGCAGCCTACTTGGTAAGAATGTCAGCCTGATAAAAGTGAAGGGCCGGGAGATCATCGGCGGTAGTGCTCACGTGACGTTCAACATCAACGACGCGTGGCCCGGGGTCGCGCCGGCGCGGCTCGTCATGCCGGGAATCGTCCAGCGCCAGCAAGCATGGCGTGAAGGTATGTATGAACTCGGCTCCAGCCGGGCTCGCCGCATGCTGACGTCTTGGAACACGGATGTTGAAGGGCTCATACCTTCATACCTTTCGCGCGTGGATGTCTGTGACGAAGTGCTCGGAAAGGGTCAGCAGGGAATAGTACTCGACTACGTTGACAAGGGTACGTACTTTTCTCTCCTTCTATCAGAACCCCTGATCTGGACGGAGGGCGACCACGTCGTCCAACTTCGAGACAAGTTCGGCAAGCCCTCTACCGACGCGCTTACGTATGTGACTCAGGGGGCACTACCCAACGAAGCAATCATCGCTCTTGGGGACGGTTTCGACACGGAAGTGATTGGGCTGCATACCGACCACCAGGTAGGACGCGAAGCCACCTTCTTTTCCTTCGGGCCAGTAGACGACCACAGTTTGCAACTACTCGTGACCGGAGTCCGCCCCACAGCTAGTAACTCTGTGTCTATCGAGGCGTACATTTACAAGGTCGAGGGCGTCTACGATATCGACGGGGATCTTGACTATGTTCCCCCGAACGAAGCAGAGATCCTTGACGCTAGGCAAGTGGGAAACACAATCGACGGCCTGCACGCCTACCTCCAGCGCTTGACGGTCGGAGATACCGTACTTGCACTGGTGCACGCCGCGTGGACACCCGCTCCATGGGCTACGCACTACCTCGTGGAGACTTCAATTGACGGGGGTTTCACGTGGGCAAAAATCGCCAAAACGACCAATTCGCGGTACAACTTTGAGCCCGAAGACATCAGCGTCAAGGATCAGGTCATAGCCAACGACTTTACGTGCGGTTCTATTATCTCTCCTGTCGTTACAGTCATCGCCCGTCACGCGGCCACCGAAACAACTCCGTGGATTGCAGGGCAGTTCGACGGGAAGTCTTTGCAGTTCAACACGGGGGTGTATGCTGGGCAGCGGTTCCGCATCGCGCAGACATACGTCTCGGGCAGCCTCAATTTGCTTTTCCTCGAGAGCATACTTGACCCGTCTCCGGACGCCGGGACAGACACCTACGACATTATCACGCAAGTGGCTCCTACGCTGACTCTGAGTGTGCGGGGGTACAATGGCCTCTATGGGCCGCGCTCGCTTGTGAACGTCGACCTTACGTTGGCCGGAACGGGCATTCAGGCTCCTGTCAACAAGACGGTCAACATCGTCATTTACCCCGGAGTCCCCGACGTCTCGCAGCCCTACCAGATCGAGACGGAAACCCAGCGCTCCGACTACTACGGCAATTTGTTCTTGGCGGGTAAGTTGTTCGACGCGGATCATCCGACCCGATACTTCTATTGCGGGGCCGAGCCACGCTACGACGGCGCGGATCTGTCTGTAGCGTACCTGCCGAGCGAGCCTCGCCGTTTCCTGCAAGAACAGGACATTGGTCGCGACTCGATTTTGCTATTCCTCCAGGACTCGCTGATTGAGCAGGTGACGTCGTCTCCCGGCAACAATCAGTGGATGCGAGTAGGAACCAAGATCCAACTCGGGTTCGACCGAGACTCGCGCGAGCACCTTCACTTCATCATGGTTTCGGCCAACGATGACGGGGAAATTCTCTCCGGTATCAAGGTTGGCGAAAACTGCACATTTACGCCCGGCAGCTCTGCGGCAGTGCTGCCTTTTGTGCCGGCACGCCCTGAGGAAGTCCTGCTGTTTCTTAACGGCGATGTTCTGTTTCTCCATGCGACGCCCGGCATCGGGCAGTTCAGTCTTTCAGGCACCGCTATTACGACCGGCTTTACTCTCGAAGCCGGAGATCAGCTTCTCGCGCTGGGGCTGTCGGACGACGGAAAGACCGAAGCGTATCGTTTCCACTGTGCTCCCTTCAGCGCCGACATGATCCCGTACTTGCCGCTTTTTCCGAAGCAGTGCGCTATCGCACAGGGAGCGACGATGCGGTGGCAGGCTCCTGGTGTAGGCAACTTCAAGTTTAACACGAACGCCTCTCCGCAAACCGTCATAGACTGGGAGAACCCCCAGCCGGCCGCAGGGGAGATCAAGTACATCATCATGCTGCGCGCACGCGCAGGATTGGGGGCGGTATGAAAATGAAGAAACTATTTGTCGGTCTTCTGATCGGGCTGTTTGCGAACATCGCGCAAGCGGACAACCTCCCACTAGCCTCGCGCGGACACATGGGTTGCAGCAATACGGCTGCGCTAGGCATGGTGGGAGTCGGCAACGGGACGGGCTTCTGCGAAGAAAAAATGCAGGAAGATTTCGTGATGGGGTGGAGCGGAAAGCCGCCCGCCAGCGCGATCTTCTCCATCCCACTCGGCCGTGCGCGTACGTGTGCCGACAACTTTGCCGGTTCCAAGGCCAAGGCCAAGACACCTTCCGCCGGCACTGCGGTATTTACTATCAAGAAAAATGGGGTGCCTGTCGCAACCGTCACGTTTACGGCCGACGACGATGGAGTCTGGAACACCAGCGGCGGTGCAACCAGCTTCGCGGTTGGCGACACTGTCGAACTCTATGCCCCGGCTTCACAGGACATGGGCCTCGCTAACGTCGGCTTCTACTTCCTGTGCACGAGGTGATTCCTATGCGAAGAATTGCAGTGCTTCTTGTCTTTCTGCTCATGAGTTCGAGCGCCTATGCAACGTGCGGCTACGTTGATCTCGCGATCGGGAACTCCGCGGGACTCGCGTTGCAGGAGTCGGACAACAAGCCGTTCATCTGGGGCGATGACATCAACGACTTCGCAACCAACAATCCTGCGGTGGCGTTTTCGTCGCTGGATGCGGACGAGAACTACGCCTGCGGAATCAAGCTCGACGGAAGCCTCGCGTGCTGGTACGCGCAAGGCGTTGGCTCCGACGCCTTTCACGTTGTGTCCGGCGTTCCGGCAGGAACGAGCTATGTCGAAGTCAGTGTCGGGTACGGAAACGCGTGCGCCCGCAAGTCTGACAACACTGTCGTGTGCTGGGGAGACGAGGCGAGTGGCGGACCGTGGTCCGGTCCCTCCGGCACCTACACGCAGTTCAGTGGGATTCAGGACTGTTATTGCGGCGTGACTACCGGAGGGTCAGTAGACTGCTGGGGCTACGGCTGCTCCGACACGGTGGGGCACGAGCCATCCGGAACGTTCACCTTCGCCGCCAGCTTCGACAGCTTCGCGTGCGCCGTGAAGTCAGACTACAGCATCGTGTGCTTCGGCAACGACGCCGGAGACCACGTCATTGGATACGAACCGTCAGGGGCTTTCGCCGCGGTGTCGGGCAGCACCGGAGTCTCTGGGGGAAGTGCAGCGTGCGGCCTCGACACCTACGGCGGCATTACCTGCTGGGGCGACGGCACTCCCTTCGTGCACCCAACTCCTGTTGTGGGTGTGTTCACGCAACTTGACGCGTGGATTGACGATATGTGTGCGCTAGATAGCGGACACAACGTCGTGTGCTGGGGCGACGACGGTGAAAGTGTTGTAGCCTCTGCGCCGACCGGCTGTACGACCACCACAATGCCGCCCGTAGCATCTGACATCTTCGTGACTCTTTCGCAGTGAGCTTCCCAATGCGCTTTACGTTCATCCCCGCAATGCTTCTCCTGGCGGCCGTCACGGCACACGCCGGCGCAACCGGCGACGTCTCGTCCGTGGACAACGCGGGGGACTCGTCCACGAACGCGAAGGTGATGGATGCATATCGAGGCACTTCAACGGCCAGGGGCACAACGGGTGTCGGCGTGAGTGGTGGCGGCCACCTCACCGGCAAGGTGCAGGACACCAGCAGCGCAAGCGTTGAAACGTTCGGGGGTAAGCTCGAAGCATTCATCTCTGGCAGTGGCACGTCTCCGTCTGCGATCGGCAGTGACGCCCACGCACGCAACAGCGGCACGGGCGACGTGCCTGTGATTATCGGATCCCGAGGCTGGGCAGAAGCGACAGGGGCAGGCGACACTGACGTACTTGGCGCGTTCGACGGTCTGCTCACACACTCTGGCGCAGGCGATGTCGATCTCGCTTACGGCCTTCGCCTGCCAGACGTAGCGGGGCTTGGCACAACGTCGTGGGCCATCATGTCCTACGGTGGCAACAGCTTTCACGTGGGAAGTATGACACTAGGTTCGACGGACCCACCGACCGCAGGCGCGATTCTCGACCTTGACACCGTGCTAGGCGCGTTCCTTCCTCCGCGGCTCACGACCACGCAGCGCGATGCGCTCACTGCTGCTGAAGGCATGCAGGTCTACAACACCACCACCGATCAGATGGAGGTCTACGCCCTCGGTTCATGGGTCAGCATGGGCGGCGCAGGCGGCGGCATCACTGGCAGCGGCACCGACAAGCACCTGATGCGGTGGAACGGCACGAGTGCGGCGCAGGACTCTGATGTCGTGGAAGCGGTACCCGGCGAACTTGTGCTGGAGGACGGGTACTTTGCCGTAGGGAACTACATCGGATTTCCACTCACGGTCTATAACGATCCTGCGTACATCGCACGATTCGCTATCGCGAACGAGGAATCGGGCAACGCCACGGCAGGCAAGTCGATAGGCATTGATGCCTACACTTGGAACGACAGCCCGCTCTCGACAGGGCGCATCAGCTACGGCGGTAATTTCTGGGCAGGCTTGGACGGTGTCGCGGGCGAAGCCTACAGCGGCAATATGTTCGGGGGCCAATTCGGCGCGCAGCAGGCTGTTGACGGCACGTTCACCGCAGACCTACGCGGCATATACGCCTACGCGCGACTCGCGGGTGCAGCCGTTAACACGAATGGCGGCGGCATCGCAGGTGTGACGGCCGGGCTAGATGTGGCGGACACTTCAAGCACGCTTGTTGCTGCCGGGCTGATAACAGGAGTGCAGATCGGGGCCACGGCTTACGTTGGCAACCTTCGCCACCTGTGGTTGACCGAGAACATCATCTCGGGCGCGACCGTTACTGAGCAATACGGCCTCTACATGGAAGCGTTGCAGGGAGCGACGAACAACTACGTTTTCGGGTTCACTTCACCGGGCGGGGGCATCCTCAAGACCGCAGTTCCTTCGACGGCGAGCAATACGCTGGTGACGTGGCCCAGCGGCACGGGCACGCTCGCACTCACTTCCGACATTGCCGCCCTCTCGTCCGTCTACCAACCTCTCGATACGCAATTGACCAGCCTTGCGGCACTGACCTACAGCGGCAACGGCAGCAAGGCGGTGCGACTCAATTCTGGCGCGACCGACTTCGAGTTCTACACGCCGACCACCGGCACCGTGACCAGTGTCGCCGTTAGTGGCGCAAACGGCATCGGCGTATCGGGTTCGCCCGTCACTAGCACTGGCACCATCGCGCTGTCCTTGGGCGCGATCACACCGACCAGCGTCAACGGCAACACGATCACGACCGGCACTGGAGTGCTCACACTCGGCGCGGGCAAGACGTTCACGGCGTCCAACACTCTGACGCTGACAGGCACCGATGGCTCGACGCTCAACGTCGGCACGGGTGGAACCTTGGGCACCGCCGCTTACACCGCTGCGAGCGCCTACGAAGTCCCGCTCACGTTCTCGACGGGCCTGACGCGCAGTACGAATACGATCACGGTCAACACGACGCAGAACCTTCTAAAGGATTCGGCGCTGACCACGAACGGCATCGTGACTACGAGCGGGAGCGACGGCACTCTAGGTGTCACGGTGCCGGGCACAGGGGTGCTCACGGCGCTCGGTGTCAACATCGGCAGCGCTGGCGCTCCGGTGCTGTTCAACGCCGCGCTCGGCACCCCGTTGAGCGGCGTGGCCACGAACCTGACAGGCACCGCTGCGGGGCTGACGGCAGGCAACGTCACGACGAACGCGAACCTAACCGGCCCGATCACCAGCGTGGGCAACGCCACGAGCATCGCGTCGCAGACAGGCGCGGGCACGAAGTTCGTCATGGACACGTCGCCTACACTGGTCACTCCGACATGGACTGGACGTGCCGCTGGCGACACGCTTGGACTTGGCGGGGCCAGCACGGTTGTCCTCGACGTGACCGGGACATCGGCCAGCCTGACGGACATCAACGGCTCTACGCGCGAAGCAATCTCGCGGACCAAATTGAGCAGCACGTCCCCCGCCGCTGCGGGCGGCGTTGGCCTGTGGGAATACGAACTAGACCCGAGTGCGAACACGGCTGCGCTGTTGTCCTCCGGTGTGTTCCTGACGACGGTGAAGGCGGGCAACGCCAAGGATCTGTCCGGCAGCACTCGCGGCATTCGCGTCTCGGTGCTCCATTCCGGAACCGGCACGGTGACCAACCTCATCGGTACGCTATCGGACGCTACGGCGGGCTCTGCGGGCCTCGTCACCAATCTCTATGGCGTGCAGGGTGGCGCGACGGCGAGTAGTACTGGCAACGTCTCGCTCATGCGTGGCGGCAACTTCAGTGCCACAAACAGCGGCAGCGGGACCAACGGCACCGTAACAGGCGTGTTCGGCCAGGGACTTCTCAGTAGCACCGCGACTTCGACCGAACTGCGCGGTGTGCATGGCATCGGTAACACGAGCGGGAGCGGGAACGTCTCGCTCGTCCATGGCGGATTCCTTCTGGGCGAGAACACTGGAACCGGGACCAACGACAACATTTGGGGCGTGCAGGGGCAGGCCACCATGACCAGCACCGGCACGACGACCAACCTTGTCGGTGTCGAAGGCAAGGTGACAAACACCGCAGGCGGCACTGTCTCATATGCCGCCGTCTGCCTGCACGCGATACCGCCAGTGGGTCGCACGAGCGGCGCGCCCAATTCCGTCTGGACCGGCGTCTATGGTGTTGCCATTGACGACATGAACCCGAGTGGCGCGTCGAATACGGTCGGCACCACCTACGGCATCCACATCACCGACCAGACGGCCGCGGACGCTTGGGGCATTTACAGCGACTATGCTGGAAAGAGCGCGCTCAAGGGCAACCTCCGACTCGGCGGCGTGACGGCACCGACCGTGCCGCTCGACGTAACCGGCAATGCGCTCATCAGCGGAACGCTGGGCGTCACGGGTGCGTTGTCGCTGACGACCGCGCTCACTGTGCCCAACGGCGGTACGGGCGTCGCAACGCACACGACGGCCTATGGCTTGCTCGCGGCTGGCACTACGGCAACGGGTGCGGAGCAGACGCTTCCGGCGGGTGCCACCACTGAAATACTCGTCGGCGGTGGCGCGAGCGCGTTGCCGGTCTGGACGACGGCGCAAGGCTCCGGCGCTCCGGTGCGCGCTACCAGTCCGACGCTGACGACGCCGAACATGGGCGCGGCAATCGGCACGAGTCTCGATCTTTCCGCCGGAGGTGGCTCAATCTCGCTGGCACAAGCATCGAACCTGTGGCTGGGCGGCAGCGGGACGGGCTCGCGCATTCGTCAAAACGTGTCCGGGAACATGGTCCTGTCGCGTGGCGGGACGGACTACCTCGTCCTGACTGCCGGTGCCCTGTCGCCCAACGCCGCAGGCTCAACCGACCTCGGGACCATCGCGAAGGGTTACGGGGTTCAGTACCTCGCTGAACTTGCGGCAAACCCTTCCTCGCCGACGAGCAACACGGAACTCGCCGCTTACATGAAGGCAGACAAGTTCGTCATCCAGTTCAACAACGGCGGCACGGTTCGTTACTTCACCCTCGACCTGACCCAGAGCGGCGCGACGCCGACGTGGGCGCAGTCGACGAGCGCGCCTTAGCAGGAGGAGCACGATGAACAAGGAAGTCTGGAAGAGGGTAAGGGGAATGGCCGTGGTCGGCCTGTCCGCCGGAGGTCTAGTCGCATCCTGCCTCGGGATGGTCTGCGCCTTTGCTGACCACACGGACACGCCGCGCGTCGCGCTGTCCGCAGGCGGCGGCGAGGACGCTTATAGCAGCCTGATCGGACTTTTGTTCAAGGGCCCGATCGTGATTCAGGTGACCGAGAGCGACGGAAATCACGCGAGTGAAACGGTAGGCATTAAGATTTCTGCCAGCGATTTGTCTCGGTTCTGGACGATCACGCTTCCGTGTGGAAATCAGGCCGTCTACGCCTTCAACGAGATTCCCGATCACGACGTTCCGTGTCCGTGCGGCGACCCGACGCACTGGTTCGTGAAGTACGACGTCCCGTAAAAGGAGATCACCATGCTCACCATCGCACTCGTTTCCTTCCTGACGATCCACTCGCACTACGCGAGCAGCAATTCGCTGAAGGCCGCCGACGCTGTGCAGGAGGTAGCGTCCAAGAAGGTCGCACCGCCGACCGGGGTACCCACCAACTGCGGGCCGGTGTGTGGGGGCGGCACGGTGTGCCTGACGGCGACCGCGATCAGCGGCAAGATGGTCACCACGACTGCTACGCCGCCCGCGGGCCGGGTGTTCGTGTTCGATTCGGCCAAGCGATGCTGGTCGGCGGTGACGCCGTGAAGCTCGCTCTCGCGGTCCTGCTTGCCCTGCTGACGGCGGCCCCGGCGCACGCGGCGCGCTGGCAGCAAAAGCGGATCTCGGTCGTGGACTACACGCCGGGGTGGCCGATTGCGGAGGCGGCGCGGCGATGGTCCGACGTGACCGTTCTGTCGCTCCAGACGAGCGCGGCCTCGGCCCCCTACCCCAACGGCTGCCCGCCCGCCGAAGGCGCGGTGGCGGTCTGCTTGGGCGATTTCGGTGCCTCCTACGGCCTGTCCAGCACGGCATACGTGTCGGGGAGGCGCGGCAACATCGTGGCGGCCCGAATCATCATCAACACGTACGGGGGCCGCGACTTCACCGACTTCGAGAAACGCTACCTGATAGTGCACGAACTCGGGCACGCCATCGCAGGGCTCCCCCACAACGACCGGCCGACGTCGTGCATGGCGCGCGGGTACGTCAACGAGTTCCCCGACGCCCTCGACGCGCAGGCGGTCAACGCGGAGTACGGGCGATGACGCCGGAGTTTCACTTCCTGGTCGCCACGGGGCTGCTTGCGGCCGCGATCGGGCTGTTCTCGCTCTACTGTTGGTGGAAGGGGTGGCTCTAGTCACCTACTTGGACTTGTGTTTGGGAGCGCAGGTGTGGTAAGGGGAGCGCCATGAAAAATACCAGCCCGTTCGCCCTTGCTCTGCTCTGCGTGTTCCTTGCCCTTCCCGCACAGGCGGCTCCCGACTTCGTTAAGCCTACCGAACCGGACAATTCGGTCGCGGCCACCGAAGGCATCACATTCGATCAGGCGCTGGCCGAATCGCTCAAGCCGGGCGACGTCCTGCGTGTCACGGCCGACCGCCGCATTGAACGCATGCCGGCCGCCGAACTCGACAAATCGGCGGCCGGCCTCAAGACGTGCCTCGACACACTGGGCCAGGTTCAGGGCGTTTCGAGCAACCTGGCCGCGGGCTCCGCATCCCTGACCAGCCAGCTTTCCACCCTCTCGACCCAACTCAACAGCATACTCAACCCGCCGGCTGCGAAGTAAGACGTGGCGGCCTTCAAGGAAGCGTATGCCGCGATGCGTCTCCTTGAGGGCCCGCGGCACCTTGGGTACGTCAACGACCCAGCAGACCCCGGCGGCGAGACTCTGGGCGGCATTGCGCGCAATTTCTGGCCCAATGAGGAAATGTGGAAGGTCGTAGACGGCGCCAAGGCGTACGCGAACTTTCCCGCGTGTCTGGAGCGCCCCTCAATGCTGGGACTGCTTGAAGACGCAATGGCGGCGTTTTACCTCAAGAATTTCTGGACTCCGCTACTGCTCGACGCAGTGCCCAGCCAGGCGCTGGCGGATGAGATTTTTGAGGAAGCCGTAAATATGGGCACTGTGCCGGCCGTGCGGTCGCTTCAAACGGTGCTCAACTCGCTCAACAACTACTCGAAGCGCTGGCCCGATATCGCACCTGACGGCAAGATGGGTCCCGCGACAGTTGCGATTCTGCAAGGCGGGGCGGCGAAGGCCGGCATGCTGGACACGATCCGCAAAGGGATCAACTGCTTGCAGGGTGCGCACTACATTGAGTCGAAAAACGAGAAGTTCACCGTGGGATGGATGGCTCGGGTTTCGCTCTAAAATTTACGCAGTAGTCGACGCCAGGGGGACGTGACGCCGATGGACTTGCTAGAGGGGTTGCTTAAGTGGTGGCCGTTGATTGCCGCAATAGCGTGTCAACTGGTGGCGCTCGGGTGCAGCATTCAAATGCAGCGCAACCATGGCAACAGCCTGAAGGCGCAACGCGAGGATCTTGCCGCACATCGGCTGGACGACACTCACAACTTCAACATACTCAGGCAGGAAATGCGCGAGGATACCGATGCACTACGCGGCGATTTGCGAGGGGTTCACGACAGGGTCGACCGTATCGTGGACCGGCGTAGGCCGTCCGATGAGCCCAGCCACCGAAGATGATTTGATGCTCCGCTACCAAAAAGTGATCGTATTCGCGACAGCGATCTCGTGCATTGGCCAGATCGTACTGGCGCTGCGGCTGATATGATGCGTAGACTAGGAGTTCTCGCCTTAGTTGCTGCAATATCCTCCATAATCGCGTGGGGGTCCCTGACTGTTTTTCTCGCGAACGGGCGTAGGCGCGCCGACACCACTGCTGTGAAGATCGAAAACCTCGACAGGCAAGTCAAGGAACTGCGGCGGTATCACACGGCGGGGGGGGGGGGGGGGGGCGGCGAGTCGCGGGGGGCGGCGGCGGC